TAATTTTATCTGCGTTCCTCTTGGGAACTTCGGGTGTGCTCTTGCTGGCGTGGATATTTCGTTACCCGCTTTGGATTTAAGTGAGATGATGCCGGTGTTAATGGGTATGTTAGGATTAGGCGCTATGCGCTCGTTTGAAAAAACTAAAGGCGTAGCGAGGGATAAGTAATGGCAAATGGAATGATGACATCTACAAGTATAGATGATGCTACAGCATTTAGCGAAGCACATCCATTCCAAGGAGGTTTTGATTTTAACCTCTTTATGGATTTTATATTTGGTGGTAGTCAGCCGGGAGGAGTGACTGGGTACGGCGGAGGCCCGTTAGATGATAGTCTATTAGATATATTGCTTCGTCTTTACAACAAAGAGCTTACGCTAGAAGAAGCATACGAACAATATCCAGATGAAATGCAGATTTTTGAAGATGCTGCAGAACAGTATAGAACTCAGTTTGAAAACAGTATTGATGACTGGGATGAGTTGGAAGAATGGGAAAAAGACCGTTATTACTTAGAAAACGGGTTTCCTGATTATTATGGCACTGCTGGACAAGAGCCAACAGAAAACGATACTCCTACATTTGAAGGAGAGTTGGGAGAAAACCCTCAGCCTGATTTGCCAGACCCAACAAGACCTGACGTTCCGGTTCCGGGTGTTGAAGATGAAAATCCGTTACAAGAAGCAATAGATGCTGTGCAAGAGCAGTTTCCTACGTTTGAAGATTTGTGGGAGGCGGTTGGAGATCAACTCCCTAGTGATCCAAAAGAATGGGGAGAAGCAATAAGGAGCATTCTGGAGGCAGCCGGAGTTAATCTACCAAGCGGTGATATTTGGGATATTCTTAATGGCGGCTACGGAGTTACGACTCAAATAGACCCAAGATGGGGAGGAATAGAAGGGATATTTGATCCTGATAATCTTCTTGTTTTTATTCCCGGTCTTCCTGTAGGGCTTCCTCCTAGCTCTACTATTATAGGAAGCATAGAAGATTTAGTTACAGACCCTGTTGGTACAATTACTGACAAAATAGAAAGCGTACTAGGAGACATTGTTTCAGATCCCGGCGGGTTTATTGAAGGAATCCTTACAGGAGCTTTAGAAGTTCCTGCTGATATTTGGGACATGATTTTAGGCGGTGTAGCAGTAGGTCAGGAGTTGTATGACTGGCTAATTGAAAGCGGCATAGATCATGCCCAACCACCAGATGTTCCTCCTTTGGGTGGAGCAGCAGATGAAGATGAAGAAGAAAAAGAGTCTTTTGACAGAGTAGAACAAACTGAAAGTTTGCTTGGAGATATGACTGCTGCTTTTGGTGATACAACAGCAGAAGAAGATCCTCTTGTTAATGTTGAAGACCCAAACAAGTATGGGTTTCCCGGCTCCGAAACAGCAGAAGAGGATGTAGTAGGGGACGATCAGGTAACAGAAGACCCTTTTGACAGAGTAGAGCAAACAGAAAATAGTTTAAGCGATTTAATTTCAGGGTTTGAGTCTAATGATTCTGATTTAACGTTTGGTGGTGCAACAAGACAAGAAGAAATTGGATCTGATCCAACAGTATCTCAAGAACCAGAAGACACGCTAAGTGGTAGTAGCGGCGGCGCTGGCGGTGGTGGCGGTGGTGCATCAAAACCTTACGAGTTTATGGCTAGGCTGAACTACTTACGACCTGAAATGGTTCCGATAATTTCACAAGGACAGGTTGACTTTAATAGCTCTATGTTTAATAAGCCGCAACAAAAAAGAAAAGGATTGCAATTAGGAAGCATAACAGAAAGTTTATTTGAGAGATTTATTTAAGATGACATACTTAGACTTGGTTAACAACGTACTGCGTCGTATGCGAGAAGACGAAGTATCAAATGTTTCTGAAAACACTTACAGTAAAATGGTTGGTGACTTTGTTAACGATGCAAAGAAATTAGTAGAAAACACATGGGACTGGTCTGCGCTTAGAACAGTAAAAACAATATCTACCGTTGACGGAACCTATGTGTACGCTATTGCAGACAGCAAAGATACCTACAAAGACCTCACTGTTGTAAACGACACTGACAACATTTTTATGGAGTACAGACCGCAATCGTGGTTTGAAGAGCAGTACTTTATTAACACTCCAGCCGAAGGATCTCCTCAGTATTATACTTACGACAGTCTCGACAGCAACGGCGACACTCAGATCAGTGTTTACCCTAAGCCTGATGCTGTCTACTCTATTAGGATTAACGCTGTTATTCGTAACGATGATCTTGTAAACAACACAGACAACCTCGTAATTCCTTCTGCTCCTGTTATCCACTTAGCGCTTGCTATGCTGGCACGAGAACGCGGAGAAACAGGCGGTACGTCAACACCAGAATACTTTGCTATAGCCGACAAGTATCTGTCTGACGCTGTTGCGTTGGATGCACAGAAGGTTCCCGATCAAACTGTTTGGTATACACCGTAATGTCTCAGCCACTACAAAGCATTAATCTAGTAGCACCAGCGTTTAAGGGAGTTAACACAGAAGACTCTCCGCTGGCTCAAGATCCATCGTTTGCTGAAATTGCTGACAATGCAATCATTGACAAACGTGGACGGCTCGGTGCGCGTAAAGGAATAAACGTATTAACAACTGACGCCACAGAGTTAGGCTCAGATCGTATACACTCTATTCATTACTTTTACGACTCTGCCGGTAACAACAAACTATTTAGCACAGGAAACAACAAGATACTGTCGGGCATAGGGACACTTGCTGATGAGACTCCTGCAACGTACTCTATTACTGACAACAACTGGAAGATCGTAAACTTTAACGACGGTGCTTATTTCTTCCAGCGTGGTTACGAGCCTCTTGTTTATACTAATGCACTCGGTGCAGTTACGAAGATGTCTTCTGTTGCTGGTGCGTCCGTGTCTTCTGCTCAGTACTGTCACGAGGCGCTGGCAGCTTTTGGTAGGCTGTGGTGCGTAGGCACTGCTACTGATAACAACACGATTTACTGGTCTGACTTGCTGATAGGCTCAGACTGGACAGGCGGTTCTAGTGGTTCTATTAACGTAGAGAAAGCGTGGCCTGACGGGTTCGATGAAGTACGTGCATTAGCAGCCCACAACAACTCGTTGATTATCTTTGGTAGACACAGCATTCTTGTGTACGGCGGTGCTAACTCTCCAGCAACTATGGCGCTTACGGATACTGTTGCAGGACTAGGCTGTATTTGTAGAAACTCTGTGCAGTACATAGGCACTGACGTTTTGTTTATGTCAGAAAACGGACTGCGTAGTTTAGGACGGGCAATACAAGAAAAGGCTCTGCCTATTTCTGACTTGAGTAGAAACATACAGAGTCAACTGACTGCGTTAATTGCTAACAGGGCTGCGCCTACTGCGTCTGTGTACAGTCCAGAAAACTCTTTTTACTTGATTACGTTTCCTGCTGAGAACACGACGCTGTGTTTTGACCTACGAGGTAGGCTAGAGAACGGCGCGTATCGTGCTACTGTGTGGCCCGGATCAAAGTTTGAAGCATGGGAGCGTAAGCCTACAGACGGAACTCTGTACACAGGAACAACGTCAGGTATAGGTGAGTACGACACTTATTTAGACGAAGGAGAGTCTTATCGGTTTAAGTATGTCAGCCCCGGTTTAACCTTTGGTGATCCGTCTAAAACAAAGTTTCTAAAGAAGATACGACCAACAATAGTAGGCGGTGGCACAGAAACGGTATTCGTTAAGTGGTCATATGACTTAGACGAAAACTATAAGTCAGCTTCTTTTGCATTAGGTAGTGACACTAGCTCTATAGCGTTTTACAACCAAGGCGCAGAGTTTAACATTGCTGAGTTTTCTGGTGGTACGTCTATTACCAGAAAGTCTATTAACGCAACTAGCGGTGGTTCTATTATTACCGTAGGTATAGAGACTGAGATGAACGGGTCTGAAGTTTCAATTCAGGAAATTAACGTATTAGCATTGATGGGTAAAACATTATGAGTGGCTTATTTGGGCAGTTATTTGGAAGTGGTGGTCTCGGAGACGTTCTAACAGCTTTAGGTATAGGCGGTGCAGGCGGCCTTCTGACTAAAGAAGCCTATGATCGTTTAGGGGAAATTGGCGACATCGGCATGGAACAGGGGCAGCTTTTAGGCGAGGCTGGTTTACAGCAATCTAAGTTTCAGCCTTTTGGTGTCACTACTTCAACAGGCTCCATGTTTGGTTACGATCCAGAGACAGGCCAAGTAACTATGGGTGCTTCTCCTACAGAATCTGCGTTTCAACAGCAGATGTTTGGAGATGCAGCGGGTATGTTTAGCGCGGCTGCTGGCCCTACTGCTGAACGTGAGCAAGCTATATA